GGTTTGACGAAGGCAATATCGGATCCCTCGTATTCCTCCATGTCAAGTCCGACCGTCTCGAAGGCGACCTCGGGCGGGACGTGGAGCACATCCCCACAGAGGTCGGTTGCAATCTTGACCTTGTCCGCTACTCCTGCTCTCAGGGCTTCAATGTCCTTCACATCGAAGACCCCAACCACATCGTCGGGCTGATCGAAGAAGAGGGTCGATCCATCCAGCGTCTGCTCTTCAAGCTGAAGCAGAGGCAGGAGGTTCTTGTCCCAGAAGTTGGCGTCCTGCCCGAGCTGAGTCGCGTAGTTCTGATCCGGAACACCGAGGACCGAACGCGGGACATTCATTGCAGCGAGGATTTCCTCGCGGTCCCACTCCTGCGCTTGAAGCCATTCGAGATCACGGGGCGACAGAGCGAGCGGCTGATACTTGAAGCCACCCGAGAGCATCGCAGTTCGACGAGCATTGCCCGCACCCTGATGACGCTCTTCCCACTTGGCGATGTACTCCTGCTCCTCGTCCTTATCCAAGTCGGCATCATACAGGATGATACCTCCCGGGTCGCCGCCGTTCTCGATGATCTTCTTGTTGTATTCCTTTACGAGCATGTCCATCTCGATGCCCATTGCGACAGCACCGATCTTGGACAGACCCCGCAGAGGATTGGTCGGGTTCGGGAACTTGAACTGGACCACGTCGGTCAGCGGCAAGGCGATCTTGAAGCCAAGCGAGCGCTTCTCCATCCACCGTGGGACGTGGAACTCCCAGCCGATGAGTGGACCGTGGGACGCGTGTTCCAGAATCGGCGTGAACAGATCCGGCGACAGAGGCCAGATGCGGTCGGGCAGATCGTCCCCGATGACCATCCCACCATCCTCGCGCTCCATCACCCAAAAGACCTCGCCCCGGATGGCCATCCAGAGGTGAGTCATCTGCCACATCTGCGATCCCGTTTGATAGGGATTCGGCTTGATCATCAGGCTGGTGATGGGGTGATCGAAGTCAGGCTCCAGTCCCTTTCTTCGAATTCGGCGTCCCTTGCCGACAAGGATGTGACGGAGCAGAGACCTTCGCTTGGAGCCGCGACGAGGACCTTGCCACGAGCCGTACCGCTTGATGTGATGCTTCTTCCGCTTGTCCAACTCATCATCGGTTTCCCGCATGATGGTGAAGGGAGCCTGTGACGCGACCGTCGCCGTTGTCATCGCCGCTGCGAAGACCCAAGCGTGATTGTGAAACGGGTCGCGCGCCCGCACGGAAGGAGGCATATTGGTAGAGGCTAGTGACGAGACCCACGAATTGAAGTCAGAGTAGAATACGGAAGACATGCCTGACGACTTCTTCCGCGCCCCATGGACTGCCGGAGCACTCGTCATCGGAAGGCCCCGATGGTCGAGCAGACGATTGTGTCCGTTGTCATCGCTCATGGCTTGTCCTAGGAGAAAGAAGATGCGGGGAGAGGGTCTGCGGACGGAGGTAGGTTGGGATGATCCATGACGCCGACACCCCTCTACGCTGAATGATCCCACCATCCAGCGACAGGATGACAGCTTCCTCCGAACTTCGCTCGCCCCTCCCCGCCCGGTTCAAAACTGACCCTAGCTTCGGCCCGGTTTCGGCCATCCGTAGATGTGGTCCCTCAGTAGGGACACAACCTCATCTCGGGTCAGTGTCTCTTTCTTGTTGACCTCACCGATGAAGGCGAGGATGAACGGCTGAAGCGTCTGAAGGACCGCTCCCTTGACTGTCGGGTCCACCCCGAAGTTCGCGAGAAGCCGCTGACCAACGTCGTACCAGAAGCAGTCAGGCTTCTCAGGTCGTCCAGGCTGAGCCATCAGGCCCTCCTATCAGCGGTTGTCCGGGATGGAGACTGTCCTTCCAGTCCCGGTCATGGAACCAGTTCCGGCCGTGGAGCCTGTCTGTTCACCACTTCCGGACTGGATGGTGATGTCGGAGACGCTGATTGTAACGTTCTCCGGCGCACCATTGAGGGCCTTCATCGCGGCGACGATTTCCTCGGGCTTCGCCATCAACTGGACCAGAGCTTCGATCAGGGCGAGCTGAACAGAGCCGTTGCCCTCGGCGGCGAAGTTCCAGTTCTGCGTCGCGGTCCCGGTGGTCCCGGTCTGCGGGGTCTGCCCCGAGCCCTGATCACCTCCGACCGTCTGCGCACCGAACGCTCCCGTCGCCGTCGCGGCTCCGCCCGCAGTCCCCGGGCTCAGGTCACCTCCCTTGGGAAGGGAGCCGCATCCGATGAACATCAGGACAGCGAGCAGCATCAGCGTGAAGCCGATGGTTCGCACGATCACCTCCTTTCGATGGGAGTCAGCCTTCGACGCCCATCAGGTCGTAAAGAAGTTCCATGTCCGTGATGTAGATGGCCCGTATTCTGGAGCCATAGTCCCGGAGCGGAACCAACGATTCGTCGTCCTTCGAGGCGGCAAGGATCGCCTCCTCGTTGGGCTGAATTTCCTGGACTGCGGTGTCACTCACTTGTATGCTCCTGCGATAAGTGCGATCAGGTTGCCCAAGAGAGCGATGACGAGAACACCGTTGAGCCAGAGCAGAGCCCCGACCTTCACGGTCATCTTGTCATAGCCCTCTTTCATCCCGACCTTGCCGTTGCCGAACAGAGTCCGGGTATGGGTTGTAACGGTCTTGCCCATTGTCTTCAGGTCCTTGCGAAGACCCTGAACTTCCACCCTGATGGTAGTCAGCTCACAGCCTTCGGCTCCGCTGATCGGACATTTTTCGTCTGCCACTGAAGGTTCACCTCATCCGGCGATAGCGATACGTGGTTTCGGACGCTTGTATTTTCGCATCTGCCAAGCGACTGCCCACTTCATCACTTGATCATCGTGGGCTCCGCTGTCTGCCTCAAACTTCCCGTTCGACTGCAGACGGAATGACAAACACTCCCCCAAGAAGTCCTGATCGTGTACCTTCAACCATCGCTGCTCGACTGCTTCCGCCAAATCCTCCAACATGACGGGTCGAGTTTCCCCATTCGTGGTCCATCCAGCACGTGACTTCTTGACCTCTTGCCTCTTGTCAAAGAAGAAGAGCGGACCGCCGCGAAAGTGCGGCTTTCGATACCCGAGCGCGATGACCCTCTGGATGACAGCGTGACCATGATTCTCACGCTCGATGCCTAGCATCGCATCATTGTAGTCGTGGCAGATGCGGACAGCGTGCTCTGCCAAGACCCGAGGATTGAAGAGCCCATGCACTGATGCGACCTGTTCACCCGACTCCTTGTCGAGTATCCCTACTCCATTCAGGTCACAGCCCGGAAGTCCTTCGCTTGTATCACAACCAGCGACGTATTGACGAGTCATGTCCGGCTCCTTCCACCGGACCTCGTAGCCTCCCGCTAGATGCTTCCATGTGCCGACCGTCCGCTGCTCGGGCATGATCTCCAGCATGCTCAGGATAGCGTCGGTGTCGAAGAAGCAGACGCCCGATGCGAGGAAGCAAGTCTTGTCGTCCTCGGGCATCTCCTGTGGGAAGAGCCTCTTGTAGATCTTCTTCGCCTGACGACGGAAAGCTATCTGGCTCATGTCCAGACCATGCTTCGCTATCAGCGCGATTTCCTCGCCGTTCAGCGTATCGAGGATCTCCTCCGCGTTGTACTGACCGGGATGGAGACGGTTCATTGGGTCATCGAACCAACGGAGGAAGATGGGCGTGAACTCATTCAGCCCGAGCTTACTCTCCTCGTACTGGATGCAGAACCACTCGCGTCCGTTCGGCGTTGTCTCAAAGACAATCTCGCCGTTGGATGCAGCACCGAGGAGTCCTGCGGCAAGGTCTTCAACGTCCTCCATGGATGCTGTCGCCCGCTTGGAGCGCATCCACTTGCTGACCTCTGAACCGTGGACCCGCTGGAGCGTGTCTCCACGCGCGAACCCGTGACCGCCTGCCGTCCCGACAAAGAACTGACTGCCGTTCTGGAACTCCAAGACGGTCTTGCTGTCGGATATCCGCTTGGGACAATTCGGGTCCATGTCGTGGTAGAGCATCGCAATGCGGAAGATGCGGGACGTTGACTGGCCCGTGTGAGCGAGCGTTGCCACGGATGAGCGCGGACGTGTGACCGCGACCATATACGACATCGCTTGCTCGATCGTGGTGAAGCCTCCTCGCCGATACTTCAGCAGAAGGAACCACGGCTTCTTTCCCTGCATCACAGCCAGACGCTTCTGAGCCAGATACCTCTTCTGTAGCTGACTCACATCGAAGCTGACGACCGGTGTTCCGTGCTGATCCTTCGCCTCGGCTTGTTGATTCTGGGACAGCAGATGCAGAGGCTTGTCCGTCTTGACCTTGCATCTGGTCCGTGCGAACACGATGAACGACTGTGTCTCGTATCGCGGGAGCACGTCTAGGAGCGCGAAGTGACGCTCGTAGAAGGAATCAGTCTTGGCAGGAACGAGACGCTCCTGGTCTGGGAAGGCTAGGAGGACCGCGTCCTTGTCGAAGCGATGAAGCTTGACGTCGACAGAGGTCTGTCCATCGATTACTGTGCGTGTCGGTTTGGACGTTCCGTTTGCCCCGTTCCCACCGCTCTGAGGACTGGTAGGCGATCCACGAGATCCGGGAAACAACTTCACGTCACCTCGGCGACAGTAATCGTAGAACCAATGGTCGCGGTCCGCCAAGACCCCCGAGAGCCAGAACAGGCTAGAGGGGAAGAGGGTCCTGAGGTCGGTCATAACCTCGTCACAACCGACCCCATAGACACGTGCAGCGGAGTGGAAAGGGATGTCTTCGATGGGGAACTTCAGTCCGCCGCAGATCCACAGAGTCGCACCGGAAGCGACCGTGAAAGAAGCGAACTGAGCATCCCCTTCGATGGTCGAGTACTTCCGAACCTTGACGGCAGCATCAGCCAGCCAAGTCGTCAGGATGTACTTCGCCCTTGCCGTCTTCGGCATGAAGATCGCTACGTTGGATCCGTCCAGCAGATCCCGCATAGCCAGAGAGCAGGCGACTTCAGTCATCCTGCAGTCCAACCTCGCGTGTTCGACCGCCACCCGATCGTCCGCATCCGCTAGAGCATTGAAGCCCTTCGGCATGCCGATGTGGACAGAGGATGGGATGGTGGACGTTGTCAAGGTATCTGGACTGGATGCTTCCTTCGATCGTAGCCGTGGATGACGACGAAGTGTTCGATCATGTTGGTGAAGTCATCGTGCATGATGAAGACTAGCTCATCATGGCCGTTTTCAAGGATGAGAGGTGTCCCCCATGTCCGCAGAAACTCGAAGCCGATGGTGAACGTCGACATCCCGACAGTCTTGCCGGACGGATGCTCATGGATACGGATGGGTGAGAAGGTCCAACCGACGTTCGTGGTGACCGCGCCTCCTGCCATGAAGTGAGTGATGAGCACTCCTTGGTGCCGCCAGAGCGCTTGAACGCCGTTGATGAGCGGAACCTCACTGGTCCCGTATCCGGCTCCGGGAATACTCTTCCCTACCATCGTCCAATGGTAGGCTCCCGAATGAACCTCAAACAGACCGTCCTCGGGCAGAGGCTTCGCCAGAAACTCCGTCGGGTTCTCAGAGTAGTCACCCGTCATCTGGAATTCGCCGGTTCCATCACCGACGCTGTCCAGGATACGGGTGATCAACCTGTTCCCTTTCGTGTGTGATTCGGACATGACTACCTCCATGCTGGAGGTCTACCGCGCTGATCTACTTGATGATGACTCCGTGTTGATCCAGTTCGAGGACGTGTCCCTGAACGGCGAAGTACTGAGCGACGAGGTCGGACATGTCGTCGTTCAGGGTCACGACCAGCTTGTCGGAATGAGCCCCGTGGAGATACAGCCCGGGGACTCCACCCTTGAAGAAGGACCAGCGAGCATGGAGATACTCGTTGCCGACGCCCCATGTCGAGACGAAGACGTCGAAGCAGACCCGTCCCCAATCCGCATTGGTCTTCAGGGTGTTCGCATCGGTGAGGTCGATCTCATCCGTGGACCCACGAACGACAGCGACCTTGACACCGTTCGCAAGAGTGATCCCGTTCCCCCAAGATGCCGCATCGAAGGAGCCTGCATCCACGACCTGAGGCAGGAAGCGGGTGATGAGGAACGTCTGGGTCGCGGGAGGCGCGATGAAGAACGTCTCCAATCCGCCACCCGAATAGTCCCCGATCGCGTTCTTGGTTCCGCTTCCATTCCCAACCGTGTCCAACGTCCGGTTGAGATACTGCCTCCCATTCGGAATGATTGGTCGCATCCTACTTTCCCTTCCTCACACCGATACGCGGATTACTCGCTGCCAGAGCCCGCAGACGCCTCACCGCTGCGTCCGCCTCAGCCAGCGTGATACCGGCCGACCCATATCCCCGGACGCGCCTGAGCAGCCTCACATAGCCCCTCGCAGCCTCCTCGTCCGCGTGCGCGTGCGCGTATGCGGTATTTAAGGTGAGCACGTCTGGGAGCCGTCTGTTACCCGATGGTGATGTTGACCGCACGACCGCCTCCCTTCTCCGGCGCACAGAGCTTCCCGATGCCCTTGATGATTGGGTCGATCTTATCGGGACAGTCTTCGAGATGGACGGCAAGGACCTCAGTGATGCCCTGAATGATGTAGTCCATCTGGGCAGCATTGAAGACCTCGTCGCTTACGACCAAGAGCTTCGCGTACTGATTCGTCAGGTCTGCGACCAGCTTGATGGACGCTTCCAACTGACGGACAGCCGCCTGCTTCAGCTCGGGTTCGACCTTCTTCGACTGTTCCTCGTCGAGGCAGGACACGTCGAACAGACGGATGCTCCGCTCGCACAAGACACGCGCGAGGTCAAGCTCTTGGGCGAGGTCCAGACGCTCCTTGGACCCTCCCTCGCGTGCGCGTGCGAGGAGGTCCTTCAGCTTCGTGGACGCACGATAGGAATACAGTCCCACGTTACTCGCCTTCTGATACCCGAGCTTCCGGGTCCCTCCATGGCTCTTACAGTATCCAGTTCCATCCGGAAGGACGCTACGTCTCGCCGCATAGAATGGACATTGGTCTCCATCCCGCTTCGTCCCTTGACACCGTCGCTTGTGAAGTTTTGGAGCAGATCCTCCATCTGGAGGACCTACGACATCAGGATCAAACGGCCAGTTCCTTCCTTGGATGACGGCCATCCGTCCCGTCCTTCACAAGCGTGTCAATGAACTCCCGGTCTACTGGAGATCGAGCAGCGGAACGAGGGCCAGACGCAGACCGTCGATATCGAGGGTGGACCGTCCGGGGACTTCGTAGAGCTGAGCGAGGTTGTAGAGCTCCTTCTTGCTCATCCCATCGAACTTCTTCTGAGCCAGTATCGGCTTTCCCGTCCCGGACTGCTCCTCCTCGACGGGCTCTCGCTCTTCGACGGGCTCGGCATCCGGCCCCGGCGCGTCTTCCTCGCCTTCACCCGACGTCTCTTCGCCTTCACCCGACTGCGATTCGGCTTCCGCCTCCTCTTCGGGCAGAGCATCCGCTTCGCTGGAAGCTCCCACGGACGGCTCTTCGACGTTGTCGGGCACTTCGGGAATATCGGCCTGAGCGTCGGGTGCCTCAACGGAGATGACCTCGAACGCTGTCAGCTTCCGGCCTTCGACGACCAGACGCCTGCCCGAGTCCAACTTGATGAGGTAGTCGCGACTGCCGACACTCTTTTCGACGGTCGCATCCCCCCGACGGTAGACCACCCGATCGCCCTTCTTCAACCTGAGTGGCATCATGGGTCTCCCCTGCAATACGGTCTTGTCTCTTCTCTAACGTCTCATCTGGGCAAAGTGTGTCCTGCCCCAAAGAGCCCACTATACCAAATCTTCGTCTGGAGTGCAAGAGAATTCCCCTAGAATCTTCTTAACCTATTGGGAGGCTCCTAGTCTTCCTTCCCATCACTTTCCAGAGCCTCTATCCTACGTTCCGCCGCCGCGAGCAGCTTCTTCAGATCGACGTGCGGCAAGTCAAAGGTGACTCCTCCTTCCAGAAGCACGGTCGCGATCACCTCCATCGTTTCCTTCCCGATAGTCCGCACAGAACCAGATACGAGCTTGTGAGTGTATGGTGCAGACCATCCTGCTCGACGACTGAAGTGAGCCTGTGACATCCCTGCTTTCTGGATGGCATCGAACAGAGCCAGACCGACCAGTTCATAACGGTTCGGATCATCGCAGACTGCTATCATCCGCTTGATTTCTATGAGCTCGTACCTACCATCCTTCGCCAGCATCGGGTTCCTCACATGAACTGTCCAGCATGACCTGCAGATACAGAAGACCCTCTTCTGTCTCATCCCCCAATCGCCACACGACATCTCCAAGACGATTCCTCGACTTCCCTTCACGTGGACCCACCGATTGTAGTCCAGTTCAATCCTCTGGCAGATGGGACACTTCCCATCGGGGACGTGCTTCTTCCTGAAGGCCAGCCGTTCCTTCGTCCGCATCGAGGAGATATGTAGCGAACGATCCGCAGGATCATCCCAGTCACACTTACGACTGATGTACCTCGCGTGTCGTGCTTCAGCGACGGCAAGATCCCTCAGCCGTTGAGCGGTCTCCTCGAAGATACTATCTCTATCCCTCTTTGGTCTTGCCATGATGCTCCCCGTCACGAATCATTAACCGGACACCGAGTTGCAATGGGCTTGCCAGAAACCCCTCTTACCCCTCTGCCCGCCTGCTTATGTCCACCGCTCCAGTATCCTCAAAAATACCGCTCTGTGTTCGCCTTACCATTACTACCTCTACTGAGATGAAAGAAGAGTAGTAGTAGGGACGTTTTGCCGTAGCTTGGAGGGGTAGGGAGGGTTTACGGGAACCCCATTGCAACTCTGTGTCCGGTTAAGGATCACGAACTGTAGATCATTCGCCATCACTATCGTGGTTCTCAGCATCTACCTTGCCGAACTCATGCTCCCACGCTTCATTGACAGCGTTGAGCAACAGATGCCCACGCTCCCTTCTACCATGAACGTCGCTGTCCTTGCAAGAAGATTCCCACCCGGAAACCAAGAGAACCTGTCGCGTTTTGTCATCCACGTGTCGTTGGACCTCAAATGTCAGGTCGCCGTCCTTCCAGTAGCGAAGGAAGAAGCCCCTGAAGCGCCGATCCTGGAGCATCCGGAGTTTGACAACTTGGTTCGTGCGCTCGGATCCACCTTGCATCTTCAGTTCGAGACCACAGCATCCCCCGGGCAGACTGCCATGGAAGACCATCAGGTCCGGCCATCCGGATCCTTGGTAGCTGATCCCGGAGACCGCCCCGCCATGGATGTTGAGAACCAACGCTCCAGCAAGCTCAAGATCCCGCTTGATGACGCCCTGGAATCGAGCCTCATTCCGGATGACCATCAGCAGTTGTAGTGAGTGAGGGCCACGAGGGTCACGAAGATACCCATCAGCCACCGGACGACTGTTGTCCGTTTCATCACAGTCCCTCAAGCAGCTTCTGGAGGCAGTAAGCGCACTTCTTCTCACCTTCCATGAGATGACATATGCACTGATCAGGTTCCGGGGGATCATCGTGCTTGGAACCGAAGGGCCGATGCTTGTAATAACGTCGGCCACCACTTCGCTCGCCTCGCATTACAGTCCCTCCTGCTCCATGTGGACCCTCATCTGCTCGAGATCCCGATGCTCTGTCTCCACGCGTTCCATGAAGTGCCTGACATTCTTGGCGATCGACGCCGAATCCTGCCCGAGGTTCTGCCGGTGGATGGCG